AGCATTATAACCTCTTCTCTCATTTCCTCTTCTTTCCCTTCCATCCCAATTACTCATAAAACCTCCCTATTTATTAAAACTATAAATATTTATATAAATATCTCTTATTAATATATGTATCTGGAAAGGAGTGAAATAACATGAGTAAAAAAGGAAATAATTATGGCAGACCCTAGAATTAAACCAAGAAAAGAAGTAACTGATGAAGAACTTACTCAACTTGCAAAACTTGGCTGCACTTATGAGGAAATGGCTGCATTTTATGGAACTACACCTTCATGGCTTCATAATAACAAATCAGACATAATTACTGCAGCAAAATCAGATTTAAAAGTTAGATTAAGGAAAAGACAACTTGATGTAGCTTTTGATGCTTCTGACCCTAAGTCTTGTACTATGTTAATCTTCTTAGGCAAAACCATGTTAGGACAAAGAGAAACTGTAGAAGTAGTAAATGCAAATTTACCAAGTACTGAGTCATTTGATTTAACTGATGCAGATTAAACTTCTTAAACATCAGAAAGAATTTTGTGAAGACTATGAAACCAGATATTTAGCCTTAGTTGCAGGATTTGGTAGTGGTAAAACCCATGCCTTCTGTATTAAAACTATTCTAATGGCTGCAAAGAATACTGGTTATGTAGGTGCAGTAATGGAACCTACTTATGGAATGTTAGAAAGAGTTTTAATACCTGAAATGGAAAGAACTTTAGAAGAACTGAGAATTCCATACAAGTATAAAGCCTCTACCATGACATTTACTCTTCAGTTTAAAGAAGGTGAAACCATTGTTAGATGTTTAGCTGCTGAAAATTACAGAAGGATGGCAGGTATGAACTTAGCTTTCTTTGGTGTAGATGAATGTGACACTATCAAGAAAGAAATAGCAAGAGCTATGTGGAACATGGCAATGAGTAGGTTAAGAAAAGGCAGAGTTTATCAAGGCTTTACAACTTCTACTCCTGAGGGATTCAGTTTTCTTTATGAATTCTTTGTAGAACAAGTAAGTGCAGACAGAAGATTAATTAAAGGAAGAACTGCTGATAACCCATATTTACCACCTGACTTTATAGAAAGTTTATTAGCTAACTATCCACCTAATCTGATTAAGGCTTATTTAGAAGGTGAATTTACTAACTTAACTTCTGGTCAGGTTTATTATGCATTTGACAGAATCAGAAATAATACTACTAAAACTTTGGCTGATTTTCCTAATCATGTTATTCATATAGGACAAGACTTCAATGTTGGTAAATGTTCTTCAACAGTTCATGTAATTGACAATGGAATTCCTTATCTATTAGAAGAAATTATGGGAGCAAGAGATTCAGCTCAAGTTGTTTCAATCATTAGGCAAAGGTATGCAGGAAGAAGAGTAATCATTTATCCTGATGCTTCTGGTGGTAGTAATAAAACTAATGCAGCTTTAACTGACATTGCCCATTTTAAACAAGCAGGATTTGAAATAAGAGCCTCAAGTAAAAACCCATTTGTAAGAGACAGAGTGAATTCAGTAAATGCAAAGTTCAGCAATAATTCATATTTTGTGAATGTGTTGCAATGTCCATTTACAGTAAAAGCTCTTGAACAGCAAGTTTATAATAAAGCAGGAGAACCAGATAAAGAACATGACCAAGACCATCCAGTTGATGCATTAGGTTATTTTATTTGGCAAAACTTTCCTCTTATTTCTAAATCAAAAATATATTCCTATTAGTTAAGGAGAATAAAGAATGGCAAAAACATTTTATGAGATGTTAGAAGGAAAAGATTCAGAAAGAGCTGAATTAATTTTGGACTACTATGATGGCAAACAACAAAAACATTTTGAAAAGTTATTAAGTTCAGGAAGTCAAGGTAGAAAAGACTGGAAGAAAAGAGGAATTATTCCAAGAACCAGAAATTTAGTAAAAATGATTGTAGATAAATCAGGTTTATTATTTAATGGACCAGCACCTATTATTTCTGTTTATGACAGCAAATCAGAAACTGAGCCAAATGAAGTTGCAACTAAAGTTCTATTAGAAACATTAGAACAAGTAGAATGGATAGAATTCTTTACTAATTTTGATGCTACTGTTAGATTGTTAAAAACAGCTTTAGTGCTTGTTCAGTATGACACCTCTAAAAACAAATTAGTACTTGATGCCCTTTCTAGAGATAATTCAGCAATTATTCTGAATACTAATAAAGAACTTGATACCTTAGTTTATAAAGTAGGTGAAGATGATGAAGAAAATACTTTATTAAGAGTAATTACTGCAGAAATATTTCAAGACATTAAAGTCAGTAAAAAAGGACAAGAAACTATTATAGGTACTTATCCTAATCCTTATGGAATTATTCCTGTTGCAGTATTTCATGACACTAATACACCAAGAGCAGAATTCTGGAATTATGTACCTGAAGATTTACTCCAGTTAAATGAAATGTACAACTTACATATTACTGATTCAGAATATGCAGCAAGTTGGAGTAAGTTAAAAACTCTTTTTACAAATGCAGACATTGTTTCTGAAAATACCTCATTAGAAGTAGTGCAACCTTATAATTCACTTCTTCCTAGACAGATGCAAATGGATAATTCTGATTTAATAGGTGGACCTGCAAGAGTTATTAAACTTGATACTTCTGGAGTAGACTCCCCTTTTGTAGAGTATAAAGGCCCTGAAGTAGATCTATTGCCTATAGATGAAATGTTTAATAAATGGGTTTCAGACTTTGCTGGAGATTGGTCAGTAAATATTAAATTTGGTGGCAATGGCTCTGCTGATTCTGGTTTCAAATTGATTGTAGAAGAAATGCCTAATTTAGAACTTAGAAAGAAAAGAGCTAAGATGTTTTCTGCAGGTTTTAATAGACTATTTCAAGTTATAAAAACAGTTTTAAGAACTAATGGATTTAACTTCTTTTCTGAAACTTCTATATCATTTACAGAATTTTATCCACCTGCTTTACCTGTTGATGAGCAAAAAGAAGAAGAAATATGGAGCAAAAGAATTGCAGAAGGAAGAGCTTCAAGATTAGATTATTTTATGTCTAAAGGTATGACTAAATCTGAAGCTGAAGAAAAGATTAAAGAAATAGACTCAGTAAGAGATTTATCAATTCCAAGAACTGTTGCAGTAACTAAAGTAACTAATGGCTGATATTTCCATTACAGTAAGCAGACCTCCTGATATTCCTCCTGAGGTGTTTATTTCAGCAATGGAAGATGTATTTCAGATTATTGTTGACTCCACTCCAGTAGATACAGGAACTTGTCAAGCAGCATGGGTTTCAGACATTAGTTCTGATGAAGCAACATTCTTTAACCCTACAGAATATGCAAGTTATTTAGATGAAGGATGGAGTAATCAAGCACCAAATGGAATTATAGACCCTGCTTTAGCTGAAATACCTGATTTATTCAATAATTATTTAAACCAGTATTTCTGATAAATAGTTTTATACATATGAACCTGGATAGGAGCCCTACAAAATGACAAACAATATGACAGATAGTTCTACTGAGAATTCCACCAATTCTGAAGAAACTATCAGCTTGGAAGAGTATAATAAACTTAAAACTAATTTTCAAGAATTAGTAGGTGAAAGAGATAAAGTTAAAAGCAAATTAAGAGAATTGGAAAAAAATTCTAATTCTTCTGTTACTGAGTTACAAACAAGGTATGATGAATTATTTGCTACTCATAATCAAATCTTAACTGAACATGAAAATTATAAATTAGAATTAGGTTTAATTAAAGAAGCTGAAAAAAATAGATTTATTGAATCCACTCTGATCACAGCCCTTGAAAGTGCTGGTGCAAGATCTATTCCTACAGCAATCAAACTAATTGACAAAAGCTCTCTTGAATGGGAAGGTGAAGAAATAAAATCTGATTCAGTAATTAATCAGATTAAAGCACTTAAAGTTTCTGACCCTATTCTGTTTGGTGACACTGACCCAAAGTCATTGGAAACCAAGCAACAGGACCCTGGAGACATCTCATCAAATATCCCTCCTGTAAAAACTGCAGGAAAAGGTAATGTAGATGGAGCTTATGAAAAAGAACTTAGAGCCTGCAAAAATCAGAAAGAGATTGAAGCAGTGCTTAAAAAATATAGTTTAACTAAATAAAAGGAATATAATTATGGCATTTACAACAAATTTAACTAGCACTGCAGAAATTGATGACAGCTTATTGTTAGCATTTGATCAAGGCTTTATAACTGCAGCTGCTCAAACAGATGTAATGGACCAATTTGTTCAGTATAAAGCTGAAATTGGTGCAACTTCTATCCAATTCCCACGCTATTCTCAACTTGACTTAGCAACCACTCCTTTAACTGAAACTGAAGATGTAACTTCTGCTGCACTTTCAGACACTAAAGTTATTTTAACCCCTGCAGAGTATGGTAAAGTTGTAACTACTACTTCTTTAGCTTCTTTACAGTCTGGTGGTATTGTTGATTTAGCTGCTGCAACTCTAGTTGGTCAAAACTTAGCTGCAACTTCTAATGCATTAGCAAGTAATGCTCTATTAGCAACCACTAATGTAATTACTGCTGGTGATAAAGCTCCTGCTGATTTCTTAGCAACTGATGTATTAACTGGTACTTTATTAAACAAAGCTTACAACAAATTAGCAAGAAGCAACCAAACTGGCATTGCTGGTTCTGAGTATGTTTTATTTGCTCATGATGATGTAATTGCTGATTTAAGAGCAGATACCTCAGCTGGTTCATGGGTTGATGTTAATAAGTACTCTAATGCAGTTGAAGTACTAAGAAATGAAGTTGGTATGTACAAAGGTTTCAGAGTTATCAGAAACAACTTTATGGTTGGCACTGACCAAACTGGTGCAGGCACTGTAGATGTTTATGATGTAATTGCTATGGGCTTCAATGGCTTAGGCAAAGCTGCTTCCAAAGAACCAACTGGTGTAATTTCTGGTCCTTTTGATAAATTAGGTAGATTTGTTAATGTTGGCTGGTATGGTGTTATGAAGTATGGTATCATTGAACCTGATGCTGTATGGAAAATTAAAGTTGCTTCAAGCTTAGGTGCTAATGCTGCTTAATTTCAAAATATAAAAGAGGTAAGGGAGAATACTTAGCAAGGAAGAGGTATTCTCCCTCTTTTTTAAGAAGGAGTGTTATTATGGCAAAAGCAAAAAATATAAGTAGCAAAATTACTGAGAAATTAGTTATTACTGAGAATGGTGTAAAAACCTATGAAGTTATTGCTCCATTTGTAGCTAATATCAATAGCAGAAAAATTGAAGCAAAAATTGGTGAAGAACTAGAATTAACTGAATATGAAGCAAGTGTAGTCCAAAGTAAGGTAAAAATTGTATGAGCACATTAGACAGTTCTATTTCAGGTATTAATTCTAACAGTTTTCTTTCAATTGCAGAAGCAGATGAATTATTTGGTGAAGTATTTGGTTCTGAAAAGTGGTATGAATTTTCTGATGAAGAGAAAAGTACTTTATTGATTAATGCAACTAATAGACTGCAAACATTTGTCTTTTCTGGAAATAAGAAAGTTTCTAGTCAAGCTTTAAATTGGC